AGTACGGCCAAATGTGGCTAACTTTGTGAATAAACCCATCGATGTATAGTTTATTTTACACAAAGTTACGTTAAAAAATGTTAAAAAAACAAATAAATGTTAAAATATGTTAATTTATTTTTTCACAATCCACATAGACCGTAGCATTCTTCAATCAGTTCAGGGAATAAGGAGGGCTGTTGAGTAAAGTCAATATCTCTTAAAGGTTTTAAATCTTTATATAGATATGCTTTTGATCTCAATTTTGGGTAGTCCCTAATTTTTTCATCAAATTGGCAAGCCTTTTCAAACTCATTCGGAAAGTTCTTTTTAAATAATTGCCAATATTGTTTTGAATGAAATGGACATATTAAACAACTGCTTTTCATTGGTTCAGGCACATCGTTTAATCTAAACCATTCCCTTATTTGGTCAATCTTAATACGCTTTTCAATTAGCGGGTAATAATGTTCGATATATTGTACATCGCTTGTTTTTTGCCTTTCAATTTCATCTAAGCTTATTCCAATCCAAAGCCTTATTTTTTGCCCATTTCTAACACTTTGTAAGTATTTTCTGATTGGTGCAATCTTATAATCACTTGTGCAATGCCTGTTAAGTATTCCACCTGAACCAAGTCTTAAGGGTATTTGCGGGTTCCCTGCTTTTTTACCTTCAATATAATCAATTGTATCGGTCATTATATCGCCTTTGCTCACAATCACAACATCAAAATCAAACTTGCTTTTAACGTGGTCTTTTAGCCAGTTAAGGAACTGATAAGTAAATTCAGGTTCGCAGCCTGTATCTGAAAATATCGCAAAATCAGGCTTTGAATTATAAGCACCTTCTAAGGCTGTTAAAAGCATATAGCTGCTTTGTTTGCCTGCTCCTAAACTAATTACATTTATCATGATTGCAAGTTAGTAAATAATTTAATACAATTTAGTTAAAATATGTTAATTTATTTTTTTAACGTTCGTCTAATCTGATAGGAAAGACCGGCGGTTGCGTCCGCTGCATCATCAAAATCCGATTTCTTATCATTCCGATAAGCAGTTAATTGATTAATGTAATTGTAGTATTCTGTATTGCGGTCTACATTTTTGAAATGGAATTGCTCTAAAATGTAATCGGCTTGTATTACTATTCTGGAATGCTTTTGCTGTGTGTTTGGATAAGCAATAATTTTACAGGTGCCTTCATATTGCATCTTAAGCATTTTAGTATAGGCAAGGCCCATCGCATTTGATTCAAACCATGCTAATGAAACCTTGTACTTTTCAAGTAGTGATATAATTTTCGGGATGGTGTAATTGCTATCAGCCTGTGTAAACACGGTATCAATAATAAAAATGTTTTCACCTATCAAGGCACCAACCACAAAGCAAAGATAATCCGTTCCTTGGTCTGCAATATCACAATAAGCAACTATCTGAGCGTTTGTCAGGTCGACATCTGTAAAGCGTTTTAATAGTTCCTCTGGGAATGTAATACCCTCAGGGCTGTAATCCCAATTCCCATACTTCAATCGCTCTTTACTTTCCTTGTCCAGGCTATCTAAATTTTCATGATAGAACTCTGATATGTATGGATTGTCATCAGCAAGGGACTGTATAAATACTTTGTCATCAGGAATTATACCATTTTTATGAGGTAAATAAAATTCATTATACAACCATCCCTTACCTGGATTGGAAGCATATAGTACTTTCGGGATTAAATCAAATTCATCTAACTTGAATCGGATCCGGCTCTTTACTATATTCCTGGTTTTTTCTTTTATCTGAGCAGCTTCATCAATAAAAGCACCTGTTATTTCCAGGGAACCAAGTTCATCCAGGTTGGGGTCGGATGGATTTAAGAATAGATCTTTAAATATGATTTCTGAACCGTTGTATAATTTAAGTTCGTTGTTTTGTTGGTTATATCGATACGCTCCGGCCGGGATGTTTTGCATTTGAATTACTTCAAACAGGGTTTTAATTGTAGTTTCTTTGAGTGTTTTGAGTACTGAACGGCCAATTAACCACCTTGATCCAGGGTATTTTAATGCAGACTTCAATACCCAATAGCATCCTAATAGTGATTTACCACCACCGGCCCCGCCTCCGTATAATATTTCTTTTGTGGTTTTATCTTGTAGGTGCTTTAATGCTATCTTTTGCCGGTCTGATAGTTTCATTCCTCATGCCAATTGATTGTAATATTGCCAGCGTTTTGATTTTCATTCCAGTTTGTTGATAATGCCTTTCTTTCCTCATCTGAACAAATCAGTTTATAGAGTGCGATTATTTCCGTGGCGTTACCTTCTGACATTCTTTTGCGTAGGTTTATTTTCTGAGTAATCCTGTTTTTATATAGATTCTCTTTTAGGGCGTTAAGTTCGTCAGAATCATCTTTGAAGTAATCGTAAAATGTAGGTTTTGAAATTGGTAGATAATCTATAATATCCTGAATAAAAAAGAAACCCATCTTTTTTGATAGCTCAGTTGCTTGTATGTATATTTGTTCTTTATTGTATGCCATTTTTTTAAAATTAGAGCGTGCAGATAGTTGTAAACTTCATCTTTCGATTGGAATATCGAACGCTTTTTATTTAAGCTATGCACGCATATTTATAAAGTTAATTCTTTTTTTGGATATGGTTTTGATAATGATTCACATAAAGATATTAAATCTTTAGTTAATGGATAAATATATCTATGTTTAACGCTTCCCCTTATTATTTCTATTTCGTTTTTATATGGTATATGACTTCCAAACTGTGAACGAAATGCTCTTCCGTGCCATCTTTTACCTCTAAATAAATATTCATCTGCCGAAATTGTATCACCAACATAAAACCAATTATCAGCTTGATATATAATGCCTTTATGATTTTGCTCTGTATCAGCAAACGAAATTAACATTCTTACTGTTGGATTATCTTTTTTAAATAAATATCTTGCTTTTGATAAAACCTGTGTAGTTTGTTTCTGACTTCCATTTAATGCAACTCTTACTAATTCTGCTATTTGACCTTTAACTAATCCAAATGGCCTACCAATATTATTATTTGCACCAACTCCAAAAAGGACAACCCCACAGAATTTATCATCATCATTAAAAACAGAATATCCAAAAGATGAATTTGGATTTACCTTGCTATAATGATAATTCTTACAAGCGTAAACAATTGCCTTATGTGATGCTTTTGCTAATCTCATATTTCACCTGCACTTACTGAATAATAAGCTTTCGGACAAATTCTATTAATAACTTCCTGAATTTCTGATTCACATTTTTGCAAATCTTCTGGAGTTGGAAATGTAATTTTCATTGTCGGTTGTTTGTCTTTATTTATTCCTATTAAATCTTCTCCAGTTGGTTCACTTTCATAAACAGGCAACTCCAAACCCCAATCAATTAAATCTTCATTATCCCATTCATTCGCTATCATATCCCAATCCCACTCACCAAAACCAACATTATCAGCAATAATAAACCGTTTCTTTTCATCCTCTGTCAATTCTGATGCTTTTTTAACCCATTCATCCGGTATCTCTTTATATTTTAATTCCTGTAATGCTTTTAAACGCATGTTGCCACCTAATACCATATTATCGTTATCGATAACAATAGGCCTTAATTTCATCATTTTAGGGAATTCCTCTATTGATTTGACAAGCTTTTTAAATTTGTCATCTTTTAAAATCCTGGGATTCGATGGATTTATTTTAATATCAGATAATTTCATTTACACAAAGATACGTTAAAAAATGTTAATTTACAAATAGTAATATCAAACGAATGTTTTTTCTACAACTTCATCCTTTATCGTGTACATTTTTCTATAACCGATAATAGTTGCCGCAAGATGCCCATAATTTTGATAATTGCCATCATATTTAACATACTTTATTGCTTGTTCCAACGTTCCAATAAAAACTTCATATTCTCCGTTATGGTATAATATTACGAAGTTATCTTTAACACATGGTAATCCTGAATTATCACCATAATCTATTAGTTTAAATGCTTCGTTTTTCATTTTTTTATAATTAAATGTTAATTTACAAATTATTAAAATTCATGCCCAGCACACCAAGTAGCCGAACATGTCAAAGGTGAATTAATATCGGTCGTTACCTTATGCTGTTTTTTATATCCACAAAAAGGGCAAAATTTTGATTTCTCCAGCTCAATAATCTTATCAATAGCCTCCCCAATCATTTTAGGACTAAGCATGTCAATTTCAGCCCCTCGCCTCCATTCGTTGTGGAGTTTCAATATCTGTATTGCTTGTGTTAATTCCATTTGTAAACGTTTAAAATTGGATAACTAAAAATAGATATGTTTTGTATATAACTGGTTCTATGTTTGTTATGTTTGATAGTTGCGTATACAGACTCGTTATCAATAACTGAATAAAGACAACTGCCTTTTATCAATTATTTTCTTTTTTGGCTCAAATTCATCGCAGCCTAAATCATGCAAGGTTATTTCAATTCCCCGTTCAAATTTTGTAAATATAGGTTCTGTAGCTTCCTGCATATACCATAGTTTTTGCATACAAAAATTAATCAAATCAACTAATTCAAAGTAATTTATTTCAATTCCTGTAAAATTTCTTGAACCATACCAGGGAATTGATTTAGAAAATTTAAGCTCAAATCCTTCAAATAAAAGCTTATTGCTGTTAATTTTATATTCAACTCCGATTAATCCTTGTGGTTCTATCTCTATTTGAAAATCATCATCAGAAGCAACAATACTTAGTAACCTTCCTAAATGGTGAGATATTGATATTATTATTTTTGACATATCGTAAAATATTGATAACACAAGCTAAAACGACAATAAAAGCCATAAAGTTTATTTTACAAGCCAAGTGCGCAGCGGCTTTTACTGCGTTTAGCTTTTATACGTTATAACCAATTAATGAAACGGCACACGGTAAATCATACATCCGTCAAATTCAAAAGGCAATTTTAACTTTGAAATAGTATTATATTTCCAGCCTTTAGCTTCGCAAAGCTTTTTTAAATTGCCCCATGATTCTGGTTCTTT